AACACGAACTGGTACGGCTCGCTCGGCGCTCCCGGTATGGCTGGGTAAAGGGGTGAATTACATCCCGGCGCAAGCCGGGATGTAAGAGGGGCGCTTGCGCCCCTTTAATATATGTTTGCATACCTGCCTAAACAGGCAGCATTTTGAAAAATCTATAGGGATATACGGTGCAAGGGTGGAGCTGGCTTCAACGTGAATCCGGCTGCTTCGGGTGTTCGCGCGGCGTGGTGCTTTGCGAACTTGAACAACGGTGGCAACTGCGGCCTCGCGGCTCGTAACTCGAACAATTCGGCCACGAACACGAACTGGAACGGCTCGCTCGGCGCTCAACTGGTTATGCTAATCGGCAAAAGATTCTCTGTATCGCATCGTATATTCCTCGCTTATGCGCGAAAATTGCTTGAAACCAGCACTGTATGAGGAGGCCACGTGTGCATCACGGACCGATTCTATAGCGTAGAGATAAGGAACTCTACGGCGGTTAGTAGCATAGGGCATCCGCCTGAACCCGAAAGCCGTTGAAGATAACCAGAGAATGTAACGCACAGGAGTATCACATGAAAACCTATTGTAAACCGAAGGACGTAGACATCGAGGATGAGGATTTTAACCGGTCGGCGGTTTTCCGGTGCTTTAAGGGTACCGGAAAACTGGCCCGCCGGGATTTCCGAAAAGTCCTGCTGTCTACGGGCAAGGTCACACGGGAGGAGTACGATGAGGAAAGAGCATCGCAGAATCACAACAAGATAAACGACGCTGTGATAGAAGTCAGCAAGGATCTGACAGAGAGAATACGGAACAGAGATCTGCATTTGCAGCCCATCCGGCAATTCCAGCGAATCGACGGCATCAGCAGAAAGCTGAGGACACTGAGCCAATTCACACCGGAGCATCAGGCGATGGAGTACATCGCCGTGGACGCTCTCATGCCGCTGTTCAAAGCAAAGATCCTGCCTATCCAGTACGGGAGCATTCCCGGACGCGGACAGACGGGAGGAAAGCGAAAGATCGAACGGCTCCTGAGAAGGAAATTCCACGGCAAGATCGATGAGGTGAAGTGCGACATCAAACAAGCCTACGGATCCGTCACGGTGGAATGCGTCATGACTCTGCTGCGGCGGGACATCGGAAAGAATAAGGTCCTGCTGTGGTTTATGGAGGAGCTGCTGAAAATGTATCCGAATGGGAGGCTGGTTATAGGCGGCTATCTCCCTACGTGGCTGTTCAACTATGTCATGTCCTATTTCCTCCGCTACCTGCTCGCCCTGGAAAAATCCCGGAGAGGAGTCAAGCAGAAGCTCGTCATGGCGTGCGTCTGTTATGCTGATGACTTCTCACTGTATGGCCGAATATCGAACCTGCGAAAAGCCATACACAAAACGGAGATCTGGGCACGTGATACTCTTGGGCTGGAAATAAAAAGTGCGTGGAAAATAACCTATCCAGCCTCTTTTGAGGAAGAGAAAAAGGTCCATGCCGAAAGAAAAGCGGGATCCTATAAACGGACTCCCGGTATCGACATGATGGGGTACGTCGTATTCCGTACCTATACCATCATCCGCAAAAAGATATTCGTCAGAATACGGCGACAATTCATCAGGGCGTGGGAGGAGCTGCGGACGCTCGGATATGTGCCCTGGTGGAGAGCATACAAGCTCATCGCATATTACGGGTGGCTGAAAAACAGCGACAGCCTGAATTTCATCCACGAGTACCATGTAAACAAGATCATGAAGTCTGCAAAACGGTCAGTATCGATCAGAAATAAAGAACGGGAGGAAAACAACCATGAAAGAAGCGTATGTTGTACGGCCTGACGAAATTGAGCTGTTCACGGTGGGCACCGGTCAGACGGATGTGATTATCCGGACGAATATTGAGCAGGTCACTGAGGAACTGGACGATGGAATCACACAGGAATCCTGGCAGTGTGATGAGGTGCAATTCCGCTATGACGGGATCCTCACACAGGAGGACATCGCCTCGCAGATCGACAAGTGGATCCTGTATGCGAATAAGGACAGCCTGGATGCGCTGGCTGTGGCGAAAGAAAAGCTCATCGCCACGATGTCGCAGATCTGCAATTCGACAATCACGGCGGGATTCAACGCTACACTGAGCGATGGGAAGTCTCATCACTTCTCTTTGGAGATGACGGATCAGATCATGATTTCCCTGCTCGCAAACAAAGCACAGACCGGACAGACCGCTGTGCCCTGGCACGCGGATGGAGAGGATTGCAGATTCTTCTCCCCGGATGACATCGCCCTGGTAAACGGGATCATGGAGAACATGGTCATCTATCATGAGACCTATTTCAACTCGATCCGGCGCTGGATCCAGTCCGTAGAGTCCACGGAGGAACTGCGCGCGATCCACTACGGCGATGATATCCCGGTCGAATATCAGTCCGAAGTGCTGAAAGCGATCCTTGCGAATGAGGCGGCTGAGTAAGCATCTGTTCCTGTTCCTGGTAGGAGGACTCATCTACTACGGAATAGAAATGCTCTGGCGCGGGCATTCGCACATTCTCATGGCGATGGTAGGCGGGATCTGTTTCCTGCTCTGCGGCGGACTGAATGAACATCTCAGCTGGGATATGCCGCTGGGAGTACAGTGCCTGTGCGGAGCTGTTCTGATCACGTCCGTAGAATTCATATCCGGTGTGATTTTCAATCTATGGCTGGGGCTGGATCTGTGGGACTACAGCGACTTGCCATACAACATTCTGGGGCAGATCTGTCTGCCCTTTTTCTGTGCATGGGTTTTCCTGGCCGGTGTGGCTATCGTCCTGGATGATTTCCTGCGCTATTGGATTTTTCACGAGGAAAAACCGCACTATCAAATGTTCTGAGGAGGATATGCGTGTGTACATCAGAGATGGACCATACATCGCATAAATACGAAAAATCAATAGCAAAGGAGATAACGAATGGAAGGTAAACTACTGGAACTGATATCCAGCGGGCAGCTGATCACATGGCTCGTGATTGCTTTTCTGGTGGGCTTTTTCATCTATAAGGAATGGCCTGAATTCAGAAAGCGCATGAGCTCCGGCGCTGTCAAAGAGCAGAAGGACGCAGCATCGGATAAGTCCGTGGATGAACGGCTCGGAAGCATCGAACAGCGGCTCGCTACGATAGAGGAGAAACTGAACAGAGACTATTCAAGAATGAATGAGCTCGAACGCGAAAGCCGGAGAAATCGCCGCATGGCTGAGGAATCTCTGGAAGAGCGGGAGATCATTATGCGTGCGCTCCTCGGAGCTCTCGGCGGACTGCAAGAGCTTGGCGCGAATGGCGTGACTCATGCAGCAGAGGCTGAGATCAGAGACTATCTGAATCGAAAGGCCCACGACAATGAGCCTGTAGATTAAATCATGGAAAGGAAGGTAAAAGCTCATGATTAACTGGAAGGTTAGAATCAAAAACAAGAATTTCTGGCTGGCGATCATCCCTGCGGTGCTCGTGCTGATCCAGGTCGTAGCTCAGGTGTTCGGCATCACTTTGACGCTGGGCGATCTGGGTGAGAACCTGATCGCCGTCGTCAATGCGGTGTTCGTCGTGCTGGCGATCCTGGGCATCATTACCGATCCGACCACTGAGGGCGTGTCGGACAGCGTGCAGGCGATGACCTACGAAGAGCCGAAGAAAAAGGGCGAATAATTACTACAGCGTGAGAGGGCGGAGCGATCCGCTCTCTCATCGTCCTTTTATGCCTACTGGAAGGAGGATAAACCTATGGCAAAAGACAAGATCAATATCGGTGAAGATGTGGAAGTAACCGAAGAGACAAGAGAAGAGCTCACGAACGGAAGAGGGGAGGACGAATAATGGCTACATACACAAACAGCTCATTAGTGGCATATAAGAAGCTCAGCCCGAATCACTCCGGGCAGAGAACTCACGCCATCGACAGGATCTCTCCGCACTGTATCGTCGGGCAGTGTACAGCGGAGGGACTGGGCGACTGGTTTGCGAAATCCAGCACGCAGGCATCCAGCAACTACGGCATCGACAAAGACGGGCGCGTAGGCATGTACGTAGAGGAGAAAAACCGCTCCTGGTGCACATCCAGTAACGCGAATGATCAGAGGGCAATCACGATTGAATGTGCCTCGGATACCACTCATCCATATGCTATGCGCGATGCTGTTTATCAGACGCTGATCAAGCTCTGCGTAGATATCTGCAAGCGCTACGGTAAGAAAAAGCTGCTGTGGTTTGCGGATAAGACGAAGAGCCTCAATTACACTCCGGCCTCCGATGAGATGGTGATCACGGTCCATCGCTGGTTCGCGAACAAGAGCTGTCCGGGTGACTGGCTCTACAGCCGCCTCGGAGATCTGGCCGCAAAGGTAACGGCGCAGCTGGGCGGATCCGGTACGGGCAGCACGGCGGGTACAGCTACACCGGCGACGGGAACAAACAAGAATTTCCCGGAGGGGCCGTTCACGGTGACGGTCCTGATCGACGACCTGAACATCCGCAAGAGCGCGGGCATAGGCGACAATCTGACCGGAAAATACACCGGCAAGGGCGTATTTACGATCACCGAAGTAAGGAACGGCTGGGGCAAGCTGAAATCCGGCGCAGGCTGGATCTATCTTGAAAACGCCTCTTATGTCTCTATCGGAAAGCAGGTGTCTCCCCAAAAAGAAGAAGCCAAAACCGAAGAGCCCAAAGAGGAAGTAAAGACGGCATCCGGCTTGCAGGCAACGGAGTTCAAAAATCTGTCCGAAGCTGAGGCGGTCAAGAAGATCGGACCGCTGGCGACGGCAGATCAGAAAAAGAGCGGCATTCTGGCCTCCATCACGGCGGCGCAGTTTATCCTCGAATCCGGCTATGGCAAGTCTGAGCTGGCGCAGAACGCAAATAACTGTTTCGGCATGAAAAAGTCTCTGTCCGGGAATACCTGGGCGGGATCCAGCTGGGACGGTAAGAGCATCTATACAAAGAAAACTCAGGAGCAGAATACCGACGGCAGCTATGTGACCATCACAGCTGATTTCCGAAAGTATCCATGCGTAGAGGATTCTATCGCAGATCATTCCGCCTATCTGCTGGGAGCGATGAACGGCAAGGCACAGCGCTACGCCGGACTCAAAGGCTGTACGGACTATAAGAAGGCCGCGCAGCTCATCAAAGACGGCGGATATGCTACGAGCCTCACATATGTACAGAATCTGTGCTCTATCATCGAGAGATGGAATCTGACACAGTATGATGTGAAGGAAGAGGCGGCAGCTCCGGCACCGGCGAAGGAGGAGACAAAGACAGAGACCCCGGCCACGCTGACTGACGGCTGGTATCGTGTCCGTCTGGCCTGGGACAATCCGGGATCTCAGAAGGGCGCATTTAAGGTGTTCGAGAATGCCCGCGTCTGCGTAGAGCAGAATCCGGGGTATTCCGTGTTCGATGACAACGGAAACGTGGTCTACCCTATCCGGACATCGAACGTACCGTACAAGGTCCGCGTGAAGATCGACGATCTGAACATCAGGACCGGCGCAGGCGTGAATCACAAAACGACGGGAGAGTACACGAAGAAGGGTGTATTCACCATTGTGGAAGAGGCACGCGGTCCGGTTGATAGCAAGGGCACCGTCGGTCTGTGGGGCAGGCTGAAATCCGGTGCAGGCTGGATCTGCCTTGCATTCAGCGCATACACTGAAAAAGCATGAGGACCGTTCTGCTGATCATCGGCGTTCTGGCCGTACTGTTCCTGGTGTTTGTGGTCGTCCCGATTGTGGGCATCGCCTGGTGCCACGGGCCGATCATCCGGCAGAGGAAAAGAAAATAAAGTTTAACTGAGCCTCAGAGGACTATCCCTCTGAGGCTCTTTTTTTTATGTTACAGCCTGTTACAGGGGCTGTGTGCCTGTAACATCGCCGTGTTACAGAATGTTACAGACGTTGTAACATGAAAATCTCCTGTATTTGTAAGGCTTTTCGGTGCTATGTTACAGAGTTACAGAAAATCATAGAGGAGATGAAAAATAGAGAGATTAGAGGGTACATGTCCGCCCTGCGCGCCCAAATGCGCATATCGTATATGCGTGCGCGTAGCATTGTAACACTGTAACATTCACGGCTAAAAAATTTAACTGAAACGCTTGACAAGTTAAATATCTTTTGCTATATTATACTCAGTTAAAGAAATTTGACTTAAACAGGAGGACACAAAGATGAAGAGATTCGAGAGCTTTGCAGCATACGAAGCATGGACAGAGCAATTTGAAAATTGCAGCGACTACGAACAGATCCCGGTAGTCATCGACGATGGCTTTAAGGTGATGACAGATCTGTTCACGGAATGCAAGAGCTGGAAGACAGCAATCCGCAGATTTTCAAAGGCATTCGCAGAGGTCAAAGAGCTGGATGGCTGGTTTGAGTGTTTGAAGGAAAGCGCTGAGAGCGGATGCTTCAAAGACAGCTGCAAGCCCGGATGGAATGCCACTCAGGAAGAGCTCAAAGAATTCTATGCAGGCGGATCATTCAGCTATGGCATCGAAGGAGTGAATGACGGATACTGGTACATTTTCCTGAATGTTTCAGGAGTCTATGCAGGAAGAGAAAGGAGAGCAACAGCATGATCATCGTAGCAAGGAAAGTAGACGGAAAGATCCTTAGCAAATATGAGGCATGGGCAAGAGGAGCATATGAGAACGCGCTGGAAGATCTCACCGGCAACGGGTACAAGTACCTGAGCGAGGAGATCACGTTCATGGGTGACATGATCATCTGGGTGGAGTGAAGAGATGGCGAGCTGGGAGAAAGAAAAAGCATACTACGCGAAGAGAGCACAGGAGCTGAGGGCGGAGATGGATCGGGCGATCCTCTCCGCCGACAAGGAGAGATTCGAGAAAGCACATCAGACCGCAATGCGGTACATGACAAAGCGCGAGAGATCCGCGTATTACAGAAGATTTCTCGAAGCGATGATAGCAAGGAGGGCAGAGGCATGATCGACTATGAGGCGCTGATCCTGGAACGGCAGGAGAATATCGAGGTCTGGGAGGACGATCCGGACAGCCCGTATCTCAATCAGCATTTTGACAGCGGTAATTGGTGGGATGAGATCCCGCCGGAAGAATTCGAGGAGGTAAGAAGATGATTTACACAATAGCGACAATGCAGGAGCATTGCACAGATCGCCCGCTCACGTTAGAGATCGAGGCACAGGGCGATAAGTACAGCGTCAGCCTGTACAGCAAAGAGGGCGGCACGACGCGCCGGGTATTCGATGAGCTCACGGATGCGTACAAGGTATTCGAGAAACTGTCATCCTGGATCGTGTTCTGCTACTACAGCGAAGAGGACAAGCGCAAGTATCTGGAAACCGGCACGATGGACTAAAGGAGGAGCGACCATGAATGAGCTTTATGAAATTATGTACGACTATACCGATGACGGCGGGAACGAAGAGAAGAACATCCGCGAGGAGTTTGAAGGATCCTGGACAGAGCTACAGGACTACATCAAGCAGATGCGGGCGCAGGGCTGCTACAACATCACGGCGGCAGAAGTAAGAATGTGAAGGAGGACAATACCATGACAGTCAAATTCAAGATGGAGAGAGCGACAAAGAATACGATCCGCTTTGAGGAGATTCTGGAAAACGAGCTGGACGCTCCGAAGATCGGCACGGTGTATGTGCCGAAAGCTACACTCAGCGGGATAGGCTGGAAAGAGGGCAAGACTCTGACCGTCGAGCTGAGCGCGGAGGATCCGGCATGAGCGGCCCGGAGATCCTGCGGGAGCCCACGGGAGATCTGATCGCGGATAGAGAGCGTGAGCTGGACGGTGCTGATTATGCCGTCCAGTTCTGGCAGGATCGGTATTTCACTATCAACCTGCACTCTAAGGATACAGACGCGCACGGTGAGCTCTGGGCGCTGGGAGCCTACGGCAACATGAAGATCTATGTTCTGAACGGATCCGCAGAGGAGATATATCTGCTCACGGAAAGAGACCTGGGCAAGGCGTATAACATGGCACGGTTCCGGATCAAAGAGAAGCAGGACAGCGTGAGGATCCTGAGAGAGGAGATCGGCAAGATCGCTCTGCGAATCATCGACAAAGAATATCTGACGGCACAGCAGGAAGCGAGGAGGCAGCGGCATGATGACAAAGGGAAACAGGACGGCGATTGATAACGGATTCGGATTCGATCTGTATGATCGCGGCAGGCACGTCGGCTGCGTGGCGACACCGGCAGAGGCTGAACAGTTCGTATTCGGAGGTGAAGAATGAAGATAACCATAGGAGGCGGAATGATGGGTGTATCAGGAATGAAGTGCTGCGATACATGCGCATGGGCGGACATCTTTGACGGTCCGCGTACCATCATCAAAGGCAATATGACCATCGTACAGAATGGAAAGCATAACATCGACTGTACGAATACCGGCAGCAAGGATATCTATTTCAGAGGGGCTAATATGATATGCAGCGGATGGAGGGCAAAGGATGAAAAGCAAGAGACCTGAGATCGGGACGGTGCTCTGGTCGGTGCATGAGCATCTGTATTACATCCCGGATCATGCCGGTCCGGTGAAGGAATACTGTGTATGCAGCTCCGTCGTCAAGGGCTATTACGAGGGCGGATATGTGGAAATCGTCACATCCGGAAAGAGCCCGGACGGCTTTCAGACTCCGTACCGCTTCAAGCTCTCAGAGCTGGGCAAGTCGGTATTTTTTACGCCGAAAGAGGCTGCGGAGCTGGCAAAACGAGAGACAGAACGGGAGGAAAGAGTATGGGGCTGGATCGGAGATCCGCCGATGCGCCGGACATGGGAAGAATATCTGGCGGAGTGAACAGCTACACAAACGCGGGAGAGACGCGATGCTCTCCCGCTATTTTTATGCCTGGACCTGCATGTCGATGATGAAGACGTTCTGCGTCCAGAGTACCTTTTCGACTGTGCGCGTTATACCTAAGTATGACGCGCAGCGGGCGAAACTTTTACCCGCTGTCGCCTGATTGATCTCATCGAGGGTGATCACAGCGTCAGAACCGCCGAAATTAAAGGCGATCCGCGCCTCATCGTCATACAGGAAGATCGCATTCACGAACACATCTATAAGCCGTTTCTGGCATTCCCTATCCGTATAATCGAGGTTCCGGAATTGATCCAGGAAGAATGTTATATGATCCCTTGTCAGCTTAAAGCCGCGTTCGAGCTCTTTGTCTGCAAGGGCTTTTTTCAATGCCGTTTTCTGCATTTCCAGCTGATCCATTCGGGCTTTGATCGCATCATTGAACACTCCCGCCTCTATCGACTTTACGAGATTGCCTACGGCCTTGTCAGCGTCTGCGATCTGCTGCTCTATGATGCGGATCTGCTCCTGATCCGCGTCGTGATCGAGATAGTATTGCCATGTGTTTTCCGCGATGAAGTCCATGAGCTCATCGTCCTGGATGATCTCCTGCATCTTTTCCAGCACAGCGTTCTCAATGAGATCCTGTCTCACGTTCTCTTTGTCGCAGCCTTTGCCGGTCTTCCGGTTATAGCATCCATAGTAGCTGTATTTCTGTCCGTTCGCTCCGATGCCGCTCTCACCAGCCATAGTGGCCCCGCATTTGCCGCAGATGAGTTTTCCGGTCAGCAGGTAGTCCAGATATACCCACTTGTTAGAGGGCATTTTCTGATTGCGTGCGAGCATTTCCTGGACCTTCCGGAATGTATCTGTGTCGATGATCGGCGGGATGACTCCCTCCTCCCGGATGATGTCTTTGAACGTATACACGCCGATGTACTTCTCATTTTTCAGGATCGTCCGGATGCTGTTATGCGTGATCTTTGTGCCTCTGGCCGTCCGGTATCCGTTCTTTTCGAGATAGTCCGCGATCTCCCGCGTCGTGGCTCCGGCCTTGTACTGGTTAAAGATGAGCTGGACGATGGGCGCGGTATCCGGATCAATCTCAAACTTTTTCTCTGCATCCCTCCGGTATCCGATGGGCGGTGTGCCTCCCAGCATGTGATACTTTTTCGCGCTCTCATGCAGGCCACGGGAGACATTCTGCGAGAGCTGCAAGCTGTAATACTCCGCCATGCCCTCCAGGACAGATTCCAGTATTACGCCCTCCGGGCCCTCTCCGACGTTTTCCGCCACGTACTCCACGCGCACACCGTGTTTTTTCGCCCGGTATTTATTGAACGTGATCTCTTCACGGTTCCGTCCGAAGCGGTCCACCTTCCACACGATGATGACGGTAAACTGTTTTTTCGCACAGTCTGTCAGCATCCGCTGGAATTCATCCCGGTTATCCGTCCGGCCTGATACTGCTCTGTCAATATACTCATGGACGATGGTATAGCCCTTTGCCGCTGCATACGTCTTTGCGGCGGCGAGCTGGCCGTCAATGGACTGTTCGCCCTGGTTATGGGAAGAGTACCGGGCGTATACGACGGCCTGCTCTTTTCCCGGTGCCTTTTTCGTTTTCATAGTCTGCCTCCTACAGCGTCGCTCAGATGAGCGGCGCTTATTTTTTTTTTTTTTTTTTTTTTGACCACGCTACACGGCCTATAGGGTAAAGTCCGCATAGATCACGTTGCCATCCACGCGGATTATGCGAGACTTTGCATCTCTTTTTTGTACTTGTCGCCTGTCAGAATGCCCTCGATGTACGACTCTACCCGTACACGGTCGATCTGATCCAGGCGATTGTACAGCTGCATGATCCTGTTATGCTCCTGCTCCCGTTCTTTTTTCACGTCATCAGCGACGGCCATCTGAAAAGCCGCCGCTTTTTTTGTGTCTCCGTCAAACTGATCCAGCACCGGTCCGGCAAGCTCAGCGACGAGATCCGGATTCGTGTAATCGGTCGGATCGTCAGTACGTCCCAGCAGATAGTCCGTAGACACTCCCAGGCCGTCAGCGATGGCGGCGACAGTCTCCCCGCGCGGAGTCGAATTATTTTTGCCCCAGGTCGAGATTGTGGCGCGGGTCGTGTTAAACATTTCAGCTGCTTTTTGTGAGCACGGTTCGATTCCCTGCTGCTGGCAGAGCTCAGAATATCGTTCAAAAAACGTCATGGCCAGCCTCCTCGAAAAATATTTAACTGAAATTAAAAATTTCTTTGACTAACCGCTTGACAAGTTAAAGTTCTTTTGCTATATTGTGTGTAGTCCAGTTAAAGAACGTTGACTAACGGAAACAAATTGAGCTGGCAGGCGACAAAATGGATCCGCTGCAAGAGGTAGTAGTCAGCACTTCCGATTATAGCAGATTAGTTAAAGAAATTCAACTGGATAGAGTTAAATATTTTTCAGCAGAAGTAGAAAAGGAGGTAAGGCATGGAGACAATCCTGAATGAAGACTGGACGGCTGAATGCGTGGCGCAGATGCATAAGTATCGGATCACTGGTGTTCAGCTGGCAGAGGAATGCAATAATCCGTATGGCGAGCGCTATGACAAAACGGGTTATTCCCCTGCGTATCTCTCTCAGGTGCTCAACGGGCGCAAGAAGTTCGAGAGCGAGGACGCGAAAGAGAACACTAAGCGCACGATTGTGGCCGCTCTGAACCGGCTGATCGCAAAGGTCACACCGGCAGATGAACAGTAACATAAATCCGGCTCTGATCCCGCGTGCTGACGTAGAGAATCTGAGCCACACATTCCTCTCAGCCGTCAGGCGCTTCTACGAAGATCCCGAACACGTGAGGGAATTCGAGGAATGGAAGCGCAAGAGGAACGAAAAACAAAATCCCGCAAATCATCAAAAAACACAAGGAGGCAAAACACGATGATGGAAATCAAAGTAACAATCACCGCTCCGGACCTATCCGAAGCAATCAATCATCTGGCGGTCGCTCTGTCCGGGACAGGCAAAGCGGCACCGGCGATTGACAGCACAGCCCTCAATAGCACTGAGGACAAGAACATCACGGCTGCACAGGCTCCCGCACAGGAGATCCAGCAGCCCGCAGCTCCCGTAGCTCAGACCGTGCCTGCGGCCGCTCCGGTAGCGACTCAGCCACAGCAGACAGCTCCGGCACAGCCCGTCACTCCGGCTCCGGTAACTCCGACTGCTCCGATCGCTCCGGTGGCAACAGCTACACCGGCGACGACGGCACCGGCTCCCGCAGCGAAGACGTACACGCTGGACGCAATCGCTAATGCGATGGCCGCGCTGATCGACGAAGGGAAGATGGCCGCGTGCATGGAGACGATCCGCAAGTACGGCGTGCCTGCGATCAACCTGCTCACTCCGGAACAGTATCCTGCATTCGCTGAGGATCTGAAAGCCCTGGGCGCAAAGCTCTGAGAGAGGAGGTAGGGACATGGCAGCACCGACAATGCATAGCAAGTGCTCCCCGTCCGGCGCTCACAGGTGGATGAATTGCACGGCGGCTCCTACATACGAGGCGCAGTTCCCGGATGGAGAGACAAGCATCTACGCGAGAGCCGGTACGCTGGCTCACAAGTTCGCGGAGCTGGCCGCGCAGTACAACTTCAAGCAGATCACAAAGCGTACCTACAACGCACGCATTAAGAAGCTGCAAGAGGAGGAGGAGCTGTACGATCCGGAGATGCTGGACACTTCTCAGAAGTATGCGGAGTACCTGTTCAAGAAGTCAATGGAATTCGAGAGCAAGCCGCATCTGGCGTTAGAGGTCAACGTGGATCTGTCCGACTACGTGCCGGGAGGATTCGGGCAATGTGACAGCGCTCTGATCGGAGGCGACAGGCTGCACATCACTGACTACAAGCACGGCATCGGCGTTCCTGTATCGGCCATCGACAATCCGCAGATGAAGCTCTACGCGCTGGGCGTGCTGAAAAGGTATGAGGCAGCGTATCCATCGCTCAAAACAGTTACGACGGCCATATTTCAGCCGCGTATCACAGATGACGTGATCGAGGATGAGATGACGGTCGAAGAGCTGAAAGCATGGGGCGAAAGTCTCAAACCGATTGCACAGGAGGCGTACAACGGTCCGGGCTCATTCGCTCCGGGCGAGTGGTGCCGATTCTGTAAGGGCAGAGAGATCTGTGCGGCACGGGCGAAGTATTTCATGGATCTGGAAGCATTCGAGGACGCTGTTCCGAAAAACGGACTCACTCCGGAGGAACAGTTCGAGATCGACAAAGCTCTGATCCTGGGGCAGCCCACACGGACGACTCTGACGGATGAGGAGGTAGGCGATCTGCTGAGGCGCGGCGCTGAGCTCTCAAAGTGGCTCTCTGATCTGCAATCCTACGCGCTGAATGCGCTGCTGGACGGTAAAGAGATCCCCGGCTGGAAAGTTGTAGAGGGCAGGAGCAACAGGGCATTCACGGACACGGACGAAGCGCTGAAAGCAATCCAGGCGGAAGGTTACGAGGAGGCAATGCTGTACGACCGCAAGCCGAAGACACTCACAGAGCTGGAAAAGCTCATGGGCAAAAAGGCGTTTGCTGAAAAGATCGGGCAGTTCGTAACAAAGCCGCAGGGAAAGCCGACGCTGGTAGAGGCATCGGACAAGCGCGAGCCGTACAGTTCGATGGCTGCGGATGCAGCGGGCCTGCAATGAAAGAGCAGGTCATCACGATTAAGTGGCCGTCCGGCAGGTATCAGTTGTATCTCCCGAATGCTCTAAACAACATCAGCATGACGGACCTGCGAAAGAAAGTCTTTGAGTGGCTGTTTAAGAATCTCTGGGTCTCTCCGGAGAATGAGCGGACTGTGGAGGCGCTGGACGCTTATATCCCGGAGTGGATCCAGGCTCTCAAAGGCGAATGGCACGATGCATCGGTGAAGTTTCAGCAGGAGTATAGAGATCCGAAGCGCGGGACCACAAAGGAGAAGCGGGACGCGATCAAGCGTGAGAATGATTCGCTGTTCCGCAGGGTCAAACAAACAAAAAAAAGCTATGAACGATCCGAAAAGGTGCTCACGGCCTGGACGGAAATCAAAGAACGGTACAACCGATAGCAACGAAAGGAAAGGTAAAAATCTATGTACAACAACGATCCCAAAAGAGTAGCCACTGGCGAAGTAAGACTGTCCTATGCCCATTTGAATGAGGCATACGCAAATCCGATGCAGCCGGGCGCAAAGCCCCGCTACAGCGTAACACTGCTGATCCCTAAGTCCGACACGGAGACAAAGAGACAGATCGATGATGCGATGAGCGCGGCCTATGAGTACGGCGTAGTGAACAAGTGGAAGGGCGCACGTCCGTCGATGAAATCTCCTCTGATCTATGACGGCGACGGCGTTCGTCCGAACGGTCAGCCGTTCGGCGCAGAGTGCAAGGGATGCTGGGTTATCACTGCAAGCTCTGGAAGAAAGCCGGGCGTGTGTGACATCAACAATCCGAACACGCCTCTGCTCCCGCAGGACATCTACAGCGGCATGTATGCCCGCGTGACGATGAGCTTTTACAATCCCGCGCAGGGCAATCCGGTAGCGTGCTCCCTGGATAACGTTTTCAAGACACGAGACGGCGAGCCTCTGTCCGGTGGTCCGTCCACTTCTCAGGACTTTGCTGGTCTGGGCGTGACTCCGGCTCCGGCAGCTGCTCCGGGTGTCGCTCCTCAGGCGACAGCTACACCTGGTGCATACGGACAGCAGTTTGCGCCGGGCGCGATCAATCCGCTCACCGGTCAGCCGATCCAGTAAGAAAACAAGAGCGGCGGAAAGCTCTATAAAAAGACACACGCGGACATAATTAACCGGGTTCCGAACACCGTAGCCGGTAGCGTGCACAAGCAGAGAGCCGTCAAGCAGCACGCGGCGCGGCGGCTCCCATATCACATAAGAGAGGAGGCAAAAGTGTGATTCATCATTTAAGCATCGACCTTGAAACGTACTCAGAGGCTCCCATTGCAAAGACAGGAGCACAGCGGTACATCATGGATCCATCATTCGAGATCCTGCTGTTCGCCTACAGCATCGACAATGCGCCGGTACAGATCATCGACCTGGCACAGGGTGAAACGCTCCCGCAAGAGCTCATAGCAGCACTCACGGATCCAGCGTACATCAAACACGCCTACAATGCGCCGTTCGAGTTCGGCTGTCTGTCGAAAGCATACGGTCCGATGATACCGGATCAATGGCGATGCACAATGTTCCACGGTCTGTACTGCGGATATACGGCGGGGCTGGATGCGACAGGCAAGGCGCTGGGGCTCCCGGAAGACAAGCAGAAGCTGAATACCGGCAAAGCGCTGATCCGATATTTCTGCGTACCATGCAGGCCGACAAAGAGCAACGGACAGCGAACGAGAAACTATCCGAAGCACGATCTGGAAAAATGGGCCCTGTTCAAAGAATACTGCGTACAGGACGTGGTAACGGAAATGGAAATTGAAAGACGGCTTTCTTCTTTTCCGGTTCCGGACTTTGTACAGAAACAGTGGGAAACGGATCTGAGGATAAACTTCAGAGGCGTGGCCGTGGATATGCCCTTTGTAGAAGGCGCTCTTATCATGGGTAACCAGGTAAAGACGGAAATGATCGAAGAGGCGGAACAGATTACGAACCTTGACAATCCGAACAGTGTTTCACAACTGAAAGACTGGCTGAATAAAGAGATCGGAACCGGTGAAGAGGAACCGGAGATCCAGAGTTTGTCAAAGGACATTGTTAAGAAGCTCCTGAACCGGGAGGACAACAGCCCGGATGTACAGAGGATGCTGCAGATCCGTCAAGAACTGGGGAAGACATCCACGAAGAAGTACGATGCCATAAAGCTGTGTGTTTGTCCGGATAACAGAGTGAGAGGGCTCCTGCAATTCTACGGGGCCAACAGGACAGGCCGCTGGGCCGGTCGCCTGGTACAGGTACAGAATCTTCCGAGGACGTACACGCAGGCGATCACGGTAGCGCGGAGGCTGGTCCGGGAAGAGAAGACGGATGCACTGAGGCTGATTTACGGAAGCGTCTCTGACACGCTCTCACAGCTCATCAGAACGGCTTTTATCGCAAGTCCGGGGAATAAGCTGATCGATGCTGATTTCAGCGCCATAGAGGCGCGTGTGATCTCATGGCTGGCTGGTGAAGAGTGGCGGCTGAATGTGTTCCGTACTCACGGAAAGATTTACGAGGCAAGCGCATCTCAGATGTTCGGCGTTCCGATTGATCTGATCAAAAAGGGCAATCCGGAATACGCGCTGCGGGCGAAGGGTAAAGTCGCAGAGCTGGCGCTGGGCTATCAGGGATCCACGGGGGCACTGATCAACATGGGCGCTCTGGACATGGGACTGACTGAGGAGGAGCTGCCTGAGATCGTGGAGCGCTGGCGGAATGCGAACAGCAATATCAAATCCCTCTGGTGGGAGATGGACAATGCAGCCGTGCAGGTCATCACACAGGGCGGATCCGTCCGCGTCCGGTACGTAACGCTGGCAAGAGAATACGACTACGCGCAGGGCGTAAACACGCTGACGATCACGCTGCCATCCGGCAGGAAGCTCTATTACATCAATCCGCAGATCGGTGAGAACCGGTTCGGCGGTACCTCTATCACCTACATGGGCATGGACCAGAGCACGAAGAAGTGGAAGCGCATAGAAACCTACGGCGGGAAGCTGACAGAGAATTGTGTCCAGGCCATTGCAAGGGACGCGCTGGCGGAGGCCATCGAGCATCTGGAAGCAGCCGGATTCCCTATCGTGTTCCACGTACATGATGAGGTGGTAATCGACATAAAGCCGTTCGCTGAGGAGAAAGACATGCTGCGGACGGTCACAGATCTAATGACAAGGCCGATTCCCTGGGCACCGGATCTCCCGCTGGGAGCTGACGGATGGGTAGGCGATTTCTTCACAAAAGACTAACGGAATATAAAAAGCCGGTGAACAAGGCTCACGGGGACGAGCTACACCGGAAACGAGATGAGTTAATAAGGAGGCTCAACAATGACGCATGGATTCATGGATATTGATTATCCGAACGGAGGAAATTACGGCAGAGGAAAAGAGAAGACCCTGGAAGCTGTTGTACTCGATGGCGCTGACAAGAAAGAGAAAAAGGATCCACTGCTTACAAAGAAGTGGTGGGACGCATTCATGCTGAGACTGATCGCTGTGCTGGTCGTGGCCGCATTCGCCGTTTGCACGCTGGGCGTGCTGGCAATACCGGTCGTGATGGCAAAGGCATATAGTCCGATCTGGCTGATGCTTTACGGAGCATATCTGCTGATTCTGCTGCTGTTTGTATCACAGGGAAAGTGAGGAGGCAAACATGAAGAAAATTCCTGCAAAGGTGGAGTTTATCACTCCCGTAGATGGCGACATCATCATGAAGCGCCTGGAAGAGTGCGGGCGCGTGTGCTACAAGTCCGAGGATAAGATCACGGACGGGAGCGCGGCAAAGTTCATCCGGAATA